GGCGCCGGCTTCGATGACGACGCTGTGAGGATAAGCGGATTTGGTTCGCTGTCAGGTGACACACCGTCACTTAATGATTCTTCAAATGCCAACTACTACACGGATCACGCATGGTCAGGTGCAGTCACCGTGGCAGGAACCAATGAAGCCATCTCAAGATTTGGAACGATCAAACACTTCACCACAGACCTGAGCTCAGGTTACCTACCTGCCGGTCCAGACCTTGCAACAGGCAGGGACGGAGGCGAGGCACAGTATTACAACTTCGCGTTCAGGAGAACTACTGTAGCAAACTTCACCGTGAGGCTTTCAGGAACTGTGTCAGGCTTCTTCATAGCGGCTCCAGGCACAGGAATCGATAGCAGTTCAGGATTGAATGGTTGGTTAAATGCAGGTGTCACTTACGGTGGTTCGGGCCAGCCAGGATCAGACACAGGCAACGGTGGAAATGGATCAGATGGGTGTGCGTTCACATCTGGAGACAGAATTTTAGACGGTACAAGTTACTCAAACCAAACATTCACGTTGACACTTGGAAGTGAGAACATGACGAATGCCACAGGAAACAATGTACTGATCAGGATCAAATTAGAATCGGGAGACAGTATCACAGCACTGAGCATTGAGTAATGGCAATAACTGACGCAAAAAAAGTAGACTATCTCTGGAAGAAACTGGGTTATGGTGCCACCAAGACGGACACCAACGCATTAAAGAAAGCACCCAACGAGGCCATAGCATCTCCATTACTACTACGGGGTGACAACACCTGGAACCAGGCAAGTAGCATTCCGGCAACGCTACCGGCATCGAGCGAAGGCGTGGTCACAGTTTATCCGACCACAGCACCAGACGAAACCACTAACGACGGAACAGCGACGGCCAACAGGACCTGGAAGACAGGACTGACTGACTGGATTCCACCGGAGATTGGATCAACATATCAAGTAAAAGTTTACATACACACAGCCGGTGATGCCGGCAACGCGGCCGCATCAGGAGATCAAGTGTTCGCCACAGGTTCAGGCAACAACGATGAATGGTTCTTTGATTACCAGTCTGGTGTGCTACACTTCATTGGTACAAATCTACCCAACGGAATCAGTTTCACAGGCAAGAGTGTTTACATATCAGGTGGTAGATACTCAGGCACAAAAGGTTTACAGAACCTGTCAACATCAACAGGTAACACAGAGTTCACAGCGAACAACATTGGAAACATAGTGACCAATGCGGACATGACGTTCACCACACAGGGAACGGGCTTGTTCGACTTCAACACGACGACGGGTTTGGTCGTTCCCACAGGAACCACTCTGCAGAGACCATCGGCGCAGGAAGGTATCATACGCTTTAATACTACAACGGGCAAATATGAAGTCTCCCTGGACGGTTCGACCTATACCGCGTTGCGTACTGAGGCCGCGGCCTCAAGCATCACAAAAGATGTGTTCACAGGTGATGGTTCATCAACTCAATTCACCATGACGACGACACCGACCGCCGCTAACAACGTGATAGTGTATGTTGATGGGGTGATGCAAGAACCAACACAGAACTACACAATAGCGACTGACGTGCTGTCATTCACTGGTGGTGCTGACGGATCATCTATCGAGGCTCCACACTCGGGTGCAAGGATCGTAGTGATGCACGGGTTTGCAGATTAATCTATGACAACACCTTTGGGTGTGTAAAGCAATCTATGTTTTATGAATTTCTGTGAGAACAGATTGTACCTACCGATCTCACGATCCAGCTCGTAACCTATCGTGGCCTGCTCTAGTATGAAGTTGTACACGTCTGGACCTGACTCGAATCCCACATTGAATCCCTTCATGTCGTGTTCGTTGCTGATCTCGTAATCATCACTGCACAGAGCCTTGCAGAAATTCTCAACTTTCGTCCTGTGGCCGTTCATGGTTTGTACGATGTCAGGCCTCTCCTTGAGTTGCTCCAGGTTCCTGTTCCTACAGTGTCCAGGCCACAATACTTTGACGATGTAATTAATCTTCTTTTCTGTCATCTTTCAATTCCTCCATGTCCCTGAACAGCACACATTCCGCGTTGCCACAGAAATCCAGTTGTTTGGTCTTGGGCGGATTGCACAGGAAATAAAATTCGAGGTCAGGATGTAGCATTATGATGCTACGCAGATCCTTCAGTATCTTGGGATTGGATATGTCATAGCCCACCAACATCAACTTCTTGTTGCACAGTCCCACTGCTGACAGCAAGGCCAAGGTCTGATCTGCTGTGTTGACATCCAGTTGTAGGTTGAACTGCGGCGATATGGGTGGGAAACTGTGTACGGCGTCATAGAACACGTACTTCTTGTACAGCTCTGGTGTGGTGATGCACTGCACAGGCGAGGGTCTCTGTTGCAGATACCACATCAGGTTCACTTCCTCACGCACCCAAACGTAGTCAATATGGCTAAAAGACAGTCCCTTGTTGTTCACTGTGATGATCGGGCCATATTCTGCTAGTTTTATGGGCGAAATTGCCACTTTATTTGTGCCAAGAACAGTGATGTAGTCGTGTTTCTTCATAGGTATGGGTTATTTAACGGTGTTAAACACACACAATAACATAAATACCATTAGTTTTGCAAGACAACAATTTTCGATAAGGGGATAAACTATGGCAATAGGACGAATAACAGGACAGATGTTGAGTGCCAACCTGGCAAGATCAGGTACCGACTTAACGTTCGAAACAAATTTATTAGCCTTAGACGTCAGTAACAGTAGAGTTGGTGTAGGTACAGCCTCACCGGCAACCACTTTACACGTTTCGGCTACAGACGCACTTAGATTACCATCAGGTAACGATGCACAGAGACCGGGCTCACCAGCCAATGGTGACATCAGGTACAACTCGGATCAATCAACGATCGAGGGTTACGCCGGCGGTGCTTGGGCCAACCTAGCATCGGGTACTGAGTTGAAAGACGCGGACGAGGACACTTCAGTCAACGTTGAACCAACTTCAGACGTGGATGAGATCCACCTGAACACAGGTGGTAACCAGACTGCGATATTCAGGACTGCTACTACGCAGTTAGGTGTTACACAACTTTCTAACACAGCATCAACAATCACGGGTTTGGTAACAAACGGTGACATCACTTTGACTCCAAATGGAACAGGTAAAGTTGCTGTAAGTTCAAACATGGAAGTGACTGGTAACTTGACAGTCAACGGTACGACAACAACTATCGATTCACAAACACTAGTGATTGAAGATCCACTTCTAACACTGGCGAAGAACAACTCAGGCGGAGCCGCCAACACGTTTGACCAAGGTCTATTTTTCAACAGAGGATCTGATGACAACGTGTCATTCTTATGGGATGAGTCAGCAGATGAATTCGCGTTTGCAGTTACATCAGGTGAGGATGGAACAACAGCAGGTGCAGTGACAATCGACAGTTACGCAAACCTACAAGCGGGAACAGGTACGTTCGCAAACGTTGATGGTATCTTAGGTGCCAACACAGCGGCGGCGGCGACAGTTACAACATTGAATGCCACAGGCGCAGTAGTGTTTAACGAAGCAAGTGCTAACGATGTTGACATCAGAATGGAATCAGCGGCTAACACCCACCAATTCTTTTTAGATGGTTCAGCAGATGCAATTGGTATCAACACAAGTTCACCAGTATACGAACTTGATATGTCAGGTTCAACTGACGCATTGAGATTACCGGTTGGAACTACTGTAAACAGACCAACAGCGGCAACAGGTATCATCAGATTCAACTCAACCACTGGAAAGTATGAAGGTTCAGCGGATGGATCTACATTCATCGAGTTTGCTACGGCTGGTTCGGCTCCAACTTTCACTAAAGAATCAACAACAGGTGACGGTTCAACTACCACGTTCACTGGTTTCTTCAGCTCTGCTCCAGAATCAGCGAACAACGTTTTCGTTTACATCGACAACGTTTACCAAGAACCAACAGAGAACTACTCTGTGTCAAGCACAAACATAACATTTACTTCTGCCCCTCACTCAGGTGCGAGGATTTTCGCGATCACGGGTGCTGACGGTACATCACTAGTGACTGGTGGTGTTGCCAGGACAGAGACCTCAGCGGTATCAGTGTCTGGTTCAAGTGCTACAACTATCTTGAGCTTCAACGCCGCAACATACAGATCGGCGGAGATCTTCATCACTATACAGGATTCAGGCAACACTGAGTACAGTGCGATGAAGGGTGTAGTGATACATGACGGTACTACCGCTTATGGATCAACGTTTGGTGTGACGAACACTGGATCTAATGACCTAGCAGTGATCTCGTTCAACCACGATGGTTCAAACACGGTGGAAGTCAAGGCCACGCCAAACAACTCAGGTACTCAGAGCATCAAAGTTCAGTACTCGTTGTTAGCGTAAGGTTAAACAAGCAAAACTAACACCTTAAAGATAATTCTAAACGCCCCAATGGTAAATACTACTGTTAGGGCGTTTTTTTACGACCTTTCATTTAATCAACACTAACTCATGAGGGATAATGAACCATGACAACAAGAAACTTTAGAGTTAACAACGGTCTTTCAGTTGGTGATATCACGATATCAGCAAGTGCGAACACCATAACAGGTCTAACCACTGCGGCACCAAGTGCTCAAGGTGATGTGGCCAACAAGAAATACGTTGACGATCAGATAAACGGGATCTCGACAACAAGTATCACGACAGACAGTGACGCCACAAACATGGCGGTAGCAGGAACAGGTGCATCTGGATCCATCACGGCAACAGTTAATAGTAACACTGAAATGACTATCACTGATGCAGGTGTAAGAATCCACGGTAACTTGACTGTTGACGGTACTGAGACCATCATCAACACATCAACACTTTCAGTTGAAGACAACATCATCGAGGTTAACAGAAACGTATCATCAAACGCAGGTACACCAACAATCTCAGGTTTACAAGTGAACAGGGGTGATATATCAACTGCCACAGAGAAAGCACTACTTTGGGCGTGGGATGAAAGTTTTGCAGATGACGGAACTTCAATCCACGGAAACGTAGGCGGTGCCTTCACAGCATTCGCTAGAGTACGAGACGGAACACTGGCACCAGGTACGGATGACCTAGTTGATATCAGGGCAAACGTGGTACACGCCTTATCAACTTCGGCACAATACGCGGACGTTGCCGAGCGTTTCGAAGCAGACGCTCCAATGACAGCAGGTGCAGTTGTAGAAGTAGGTGGTACAGCAGAGATCACTGAATCAACAACTGACTTATCAGAAAACGTTTTTGGCGTTATTTCTGATCAACCAGCATATGCTATGAACGCCGGTGCAGGTAACAACGAATCACACCCATTCGTGGCGATGACAGGTAGAACACCAGTTAGAGTTACAGGTACAGTAAACAAAGGTGATAGATTAGTTACTTCATCAGTAAAAGGTTGTGCTAGAGCAGTAGCGTCGGGAGAGTCAATCACTCCGTTCAACGTTATTGGTAGAGCATTAGAAAGTTCAACAGACGCAGGTATCAAATTGGTAAACTGTGCAGTGAGAACTAACAACTAATAAATATTCACACTTTTTAGTAGAATCAAAAGGGCGGCTTCGGTCGCCCTTTTTTTTGGCCTGTCGAAACCAGGTTTATAGTCCCCACAAAACGCTTGACATAAATTACTGTAACTTTAGATATACGAGTATATCAAAAAAAAAAAGGAAACATATGAACACTATGAAAAAGTACTTAATCATAATGATTGCAACTTTGTTTTCATTTACTCCAGGTAACGCTGTTACGTTGACAACATGGGGTGGAGCATGGACTGAAGCACAGATTCCTGCTTACATCACAGGTGCCGAACAGGAACTTGGACTAGAGGTTAATTTAGTTGACTACTCAGGCGGACTTGCTGAGATAAAAGCACAAGTCGAATCTGGTAACATACAATGGGACGTCATCGACGCTTTGTCCAATGACACAGTGGTCGGTTGTGACGAAGGTTTATTCCTTAAAGTAAACATCGACGAGATACTGCCGCCTGCTCCAGACGGAACACCGGCAAGTAAGGAGTTCAGTTTACCTATGCCAAACAAATGTGCATTTCCAAACGTGTTGTACACTTGGAACTACGCATACAAGGACACCATGTTCCCAGGAGACAAACCAACTACCATCCAAGATTTCTTTGACACAAAGAAATTTCCTGGTAGAAGAAGCATACACAGAGGTGCAATGACCAACCTAGAAATGGCGCTTGTTGCCGACGGTGTGTCAACAGACAAAGTGTATGACGTGCTTGGCACTAAAAAAGGTGTTAAAAGAGCGTTAAAGAAGATACAGAAACTTTGCAATGATCCAAAGGGTGGATGTGTATTCTGGTCTGCAGGTGCTCAGGCTCCTGAGTTCGTAATGAGTGAGGAAGTTGTGATGGGCACAGGATACAACGGCAGATTTTTCAATGCCGCTGTAGGTGAAGGTGCACCAATCACACAGGTCTACGATGGTATGGCATTCGACTACGTGTTCTTTGTCATCGTCAAAGAATCACCTAGGATCGATGAAGCGAAGAAACTTCTAAGTTACATCACCAGCCCACAGAGTGGTGCCAACATGTCGAAGTACTTGGCTTATTCACCATTCAGGAAGTCTTCAATGGACATCATTGAGAAGAATGAACCATGGTACAAGGATGGCAAGACCAACATCATGCCACACCTACCAACCAATCCTGCCAATCTAACAAACTACTATGCGTTGGACCTGAACTTTTGGGCTGACAACGGTACTGATTTAGAAGAAGCATGGGAGAACATGAAGATCAGAATCAAGTAATCAACACCAATTGATTGCAAATCAAAAGGCGGTCTTCCGGTCGCCTTTTTTTTTAGGCGCATAAATACCCATACTGCTGTCGGTCGGCAATGATAAGGAGACCGTGCGTGGCGTTTGCCACACTAACAAATTTATAAAGGAGTACTGAAGTATGGCCATAGGTCGTATATCAGGATCGGTCTTGAAGTCAAACCTGACAAGGAATGGTGTCGATCTTGCATTTGAAACAAACCTACTGTATCTCGACGTCACAAACAGTCGCGTAGGTATTGGTACTTCAGAACCTACAACAGCACTACACGTAAACGGAACAATTACAACATCAGGTCTCGCAGGACTCACAACCCTTGCGGTGGATGGTGTCACAATCACTGACAACACGGTCAAATCTAACGCCTCTAACTCCAATCTAGAACTTGGCGCCAATGGCACAGGTAAAGTATCAATCAGTGGATTGCTGTTTCCAACGAGTGATGGCAGTGCTGACCAGTTCCTAAAGACGGACGGTTCGGGTACGTTAAGTTTCGCCACTGTTTCAACAAATTCAATATCACAGGGAGATTCCAACGTCACCGTTACGGACTCGGGCACGGGTGCGATTACCATAGCGGCGGACGGTAACACCATAATCACCATGAACGCCACCACGGTGTTGGACGCTTCGGCCACGACAAATGCAGTGAGACTGCCGAACGGAACAACCGCACAGAGACCAAGCGGATCTGTGGGAATGATCAGATACAACAGTAGCACTGACACCATAGAGGGCTATACCACAGCGGGAGGTTGGGCACAACTGGGGGCAACCAGTTCAACAGCGGAGAACACAGATGACACTGCCACAGCAACCAGCACGGCGATCAGCACCGTAGAAAAAGTCATAAACCAGTTCACTGTGGGAACGTACGATTCGGCGTGGTACCTGGCAGTGACCAGAGATGAGATCAACGACGAAGTGTCGACGGCCAAATACAGTCTGGTACACAACGATTCATCGGCATTTGTGGCCACATCACACATCACAGAATCTGACCCAACCAACGGATACATCACCGTAGATGCGGACGTCACCGGTGGTAACGCTAGATTGAAAGCGACAGGCTCGTCTGTGGTGAACTCGGTTTCAATGTACAGGATCGGTCTGGGCGACAACACCACGGCAGGAACGACAGGTAACATCACGACAGTGATCAACACGGACGTTGACAGTGCCAGTGAAGTTCTTGACAGTTTCGCACACGCCAGTTACAGGGGAGCCAAATACTACATATCGGTCAACAACGCCACGAAGACGGAAGTGTCAAACATAGAGGCCATAGTGGTGCACGATGGCACAACAGCATACATAACCACTTATGGAAATGTCAACACGGGATCAAATGACCTTGTGAGCCTCACAGCGGCCATCAATGGAGCAAACGTTGAATTGAGCGTGGCAGGCAATGAACCTGATCTGAGGGTGACGTCATACAGGATACTGTTATCAGACAGTGAATCAGCATCAACTGGTGACAACGTGAATATCGTTGGTGCCACAACAGTCAGCTCAACTGCCACAACAGTGGACTCATTCAGCAACTCCACCTACACGGGTGCGTTCTACGTGTTCACGGGCTACAACGCCACAGAGGGTGCGGCCAGCGTGTCTGAGGTGACGGTGGTGTCAAATGACGACGTGTACATAAGTGCCGGCCCCATTCTATCAACGAAAGGCACGGATCAATTACAATTCACCGCAACACAGAGTGGTAGCAGTGTGACCGTAAAGGCGGCGTCGACATCGGGAGCAAGTACAACTGTTAACGGATACCGGGTACACATGCTGAGGGGATCAGCGGGTGCATCCACGGCAGACACGGTGTTGGTTTCGACAGACCAGACCATTACGGGTGCCAAGACATTCACGAGTCCAATCGCATTGACCGTTGGATCAGATCCCACAACGGTTGCAGACAAGGCACACATTTATGCCAAGGACGAGGCATCTAGTGCCGAAGTGTTTGTAAGAGACGAGGCTGGAAACGTAACTAAAATTTCACCACACAACCAAGCGGGAGAGTGGGAATACTACTCTAGAAACGTAAAAACTGGCAAAACAGTCAGGATCAACATGGAAGAGATGATCCGGGACATTGAAAATCTAACTGGAAAAACTTACATCAAGAACGACTAGACTATCAGATCCAATATAGTCTGTAACTTACCCTTTATCGATTTGTTATTGAGTGTGTTCCTCAGGCCCATGTGTAGGTTCTTGGGCCAGCACTCGAACGCGGTCCAGCAGTAACCGGAATGTTCCGCATTTAACTTAGGTATGAACTCTGACTCTATGGCCACGAGATACGTATGGAAGAAAAACTTCTGATCGTTTGATGTGAACATCTCAAGTGGTATGACCTTCTTGAACTTGGGAGTGTCGCCCACTTCTTCCTGTATCTCACGCTTCAGTCCTTCGAAAGCACTCTCCGTGAATTTGCTCTTACCACCAACCAATCCCCACATGCCTTGTGTTTTCTTATCTGTCCGTTGTAAGAACAAAAATCTTTTCGTGCTTGTAGAATAGAACAGTGCGCCAGAACAGACTATATTATCTTTCATTTCTTATTATAACAAATACACTTTAGATTATCAAGGAGTTGTTGCGTCCTGTTGTGCATCATCATCACCAGGATAATTTCCATCCAACACTATGGTCCAATTACCTTGTGTGTAAATTCCTTCATAAGATTTAACCCATTCTGTGCCGTTGAATCTGTATTGGATGCCGGTGTTGAGATTGGTAATGTAATGCTGGGTGCTATCTGGGTTTGATGCATCAAACACCACGTGCCATTTAGATGTACTGGTTCTGTATTCAATTATGTCGCCAACACTGGCCACCAATGTGCCCCAATTTTGACTCTGGAAAGTCGCTGTGCTGTCTCCAACATCATTTATGATCAAATACCTGTCTCCGTTTGCGGGTGTTCCTGGATCAAACGTGGCTGGATTTATTATTTTTTTCACAGCAGTAAGTGTGTTGCTAGGTATAGTGTCAGAATCTATGGTGTACAGTAAAATCGTATCATCCAATGAAGTGGTGGCTATTGTTCCAACTATCTCATTGCCTGTGGGTTGTTTCAATCGGATCTGTGAGGTACCGTTCGTGACCTTGCCATATTGGTCTAACAATACTTTCCAGTTGACTGCAGGACCAAACGTTTGGAAAGGATCTGCAAGGCCAGGATCGTTAGCACCAGTGTGAAAACCATCTCCGCCTGATTTTGCATTGACACCTGTGGTACCTAGTAGTCGCAGTTGGTTTCCTGTGACTAACAATCCAAAATTGTTTGGAGTGATGTAACTTCTTGATGCTAGTTCTCCATCTATCAGTCCTTTCGTTATTCCACCGTCATCATCGTATATGCTCATTATAATTTTCTGCACAACGCCTAACTTTTTTACCTTCACTGGTGGAGACAACCATATAGGCATCGAGAATCGCAAACTGGCCACATCGATTTCTGACTCGGCACCAACTGGTATGGTCCTTGAACTGAACGTTATCCCTGTCAATTCAACATAACTCAATGACGTCCAGTCAATGTAATTGTCAGACTTTTGTATTTCAAAGTCTGGATTGAACAAGTATAAAATCTGTTCCATTATCTGTAATTTTTGATCTGTGTTTGATGAAAAAATATCTGCCGTGACTTCGAGTCTAAACGGCGACGGCATGACTTTTTCTACTGTGTATCCAGCACCAAGTTGTGTGCCGTAAGTGCCGTCTTCTAAAACATCTCTTTCTTTTAAATGCTGTTTCTCAATGTGATAAGGATTTTGCATTCTTTCCCTATCATAATTTAATTCTCTCACATAACAAGCAATTTTAGGAGCGTAGTTTAATGCGTTTTCACTGTTGTTTCTGATTATGTTTGCCACCTGCCTAGTAGGATCTCCATACACGACAGGTACCGCCCTCAGACTGATCGAGTCATCTTTTCCCCTGCCTGTCTCCACAGAGAAATTACTCAATATCCTGATGAATTGAGTGAGAAATTTCCTAACCTGTCCTTCGTAGAAATGTAACATTAATTGTCAGCCTTTGGTTTCAAAGCATCAGTCAGCGATTGTCTTTGTTTTGTAGTTAATCCATTTATTGTTGCTTCACTGGTATTATTGACAAATCCTGTCTTGTAGTTTGCCCTGGAATCGTTGTTTGTCATGTTGATTCTCACTGAATCTTCTATCTTTATCCACCTGTTACCGTCATAACGGAATAGTCTGTTTGGCAAGTAATCCGTCCTTAAGAAGTAATCTCCTTTGTCTATCCCTGATGTTGGAAAACTTATTCCAAACCCTGCAGGATATCCATTTGGTGCGACACCGTCCCCGTCGAGGTAGAAACCATAGTGTGAACTTGCCGGTGAGTCGATAACAGCATTAACGGTCTGATCACTGCTCGCCCTGTCTTGTTCTGTGTTGACATTGTCTGTCCTGATATTACCCCTCTCGTCTATAGGTGCCACATAGTATTGTTTGTAGTTGAACCCTGCCTTAGGTGAATCCTGTTCTGCCTGCAACACAACCTGATCGTTGATGGTTTTTTCCCTATTGTAGGTGCTCATGTAGTTGGCTACAGAACCTTCTGTGGTCGCATCACCAATCACATCTCGGAATTCCTGTGAATCCACAAGTGTCTTCATCTTCAATCTAAGTAGATGTGGCCACCAAGTTTGTGAGAAACCTTCCGCGGCCCTGTTCACATCTTCTACCACGTAGTATCTTTTCAATGCTATGGGTATCGATTCATCTAGACTGTAGTCCTCTTTCATGTGTGGAAACTCTATCACGTCACCACTCATTGGTTTCCTACCAATCCTTTCAACAATGTCGTTCAAATGTACGGTCAAAAACAGTGTGTCGTTCTGTAAAAACATACCAAACTGCGAAAGGTTGAAGTCAGCATCTTGTACGTTGTAGATACCTCTCACAACATACACATCGCTTGAATATTTCCTGTCCCTGTTCTCTAAAAATAGCAGATCTTGTATGGTTCTTTCATTAAGGCTGTCCCCAGAATACTGTGGTTGTGTTGGTGAAGCATCACCGTCCTTGTTCGTTGAGCCCTGATCATAAGGTCCTAGATATTTGTGGAAGTGTAGGTCAGTTCCGCCCACAGTGAACATCTCTTTGATGTTACGATCGAAGAACTTGTAGTCATTGCCCTTTTCAGGCTTGAAAATGGATAATCTTGGCATATCACACATATTTATTGCACAGGCAAAGGCAATAAATATGAGTATGTCAGAACTGCAAACAGGACAACAAGAGATATTCGATTACGTCAAAAATAACCTAGGTGAAGGTATGATTGACGTGGAATTAGATCCAAAACACTATCAAACAGCACTTGAAAGAGCGATCAACAAATTCAGGCAGAGATCGTCAAATGCTGTGGAAGAATCATATGCTTTCCTTGAGTTGAAAAAGAATCAAAATTCATATATTTTACCAGATGAAGTCATCAACGTGAGGAGTCTTCACAGAAGGACGGTTGGATCTCGTACAGAAGGTGGCGAGGGTGGTACACTATTTGAACCTTTCAATCTAGCATACACAAACACTTACCTACTCAGGGCAGGCGCCACAGGTGGCCTAGCAACCTACTACGCTTTCGCTTCTTATCAAGAACTTGTGGGAAAACTTTTTGGCAGTTTCATACAGTTCCATTATGACAATGCTACGAAAAAATTGACGATAACACAGCGACCAAGAGCAGACAACGAGACGGTGTTGATGCACACAGACAATTTTAGACCTGACATAACTTTATTCAAGGACATATATTCCAAACCTTGGATCAGAGATTACACACTGGCAGTATCAAAAGTCATGCTAGGAGAAGCGAGAGGCAAATTCAATACCATCGCTGGTCCACAGGGTGGTACAACACTCAATGGTGATGCGTTAAAGACCGAAGGCCAGGCAGAGATGGAGAGACTAGAAAACGAGATTGGTAACTTCGCTGAAGGCGGCACACCACACAGTTTTGTTATTGGTTAATACACCATAATTTCCATTTAAATACCCTGCTATGAAGAAATCCAATTACAAGAAATACTCTGACCTTACACTGGACCAACTGGAAAAGTTGGTAGAGGAGTTGGAGATAATGAGCATCAAGGCGTTGAAAGAACGCAAAAAAACACTGAGGGCATCAATACTGAGATCCGTAAGAAAAGCCATCAAAGAGATTGAAAAACGTCTGAAAAAATAGTATAATAAACCTAATGCTGATAGGTGTCGTAGGTTTAATAGGTTCTGGTAAAGGCACTGTGTCTGACAGGCTTGCAGAAAAACACGGATTCCGTAAAGATTCATTTGCGAAATCTTTGAAAGATGCTGTGAGTTCAATGTTCAATTGGGACAGGGAGATGCTGGAAGGCAAGACAGAATCCAGCAGGCATTGGAGGGAACAACCTGACAAGTTCTGGAGTGAGAAATTTGGCAAGGAAGTGACGCCACGTTGGGTGTTACAATACTTTGGCACTGAAGTGATGCGTGGTCAGATGCTTGACACCATCTGGATAGACAGTTGTATCATGCGATACAAAGGCACACCCACAGTAATAGCAGACACACGTTTCCAGAACGAACTGAAAGTGATACAGAAATCTGGTGGCAAACTTATATTGGTCAAAAGAGGTGAATTGCCCTCAAAAGAGGAAATGCAAAAACGAGGTGCCCACAAATCTGAATGGGATTGGATGGATTGGGACTTTGATATTGTGATAGAAAATGATGGCACCAAAGAGGATTTATACGCAAAAGTAGACAATCTAATCGTCAGCAACAAGATCACCCACACGCCATCCCAACCTACGGGTGCTGGACAACCTTTGGCAATTGGCGCAAACAGTTTTTAGATTGGTAGCCGCAGTATTCCGTAGATCCCCGTCCACGAACAACACATCCATTTGTGCCTTATCCTGTGCTTTGAATCCACACAGTTCACATTTCTTACGCTTTTTATAGCCTGATCGCTCGAGTGCAGTGACACCTCCTACCTTCTTGCCGGCCTTCTTCCTGATGCAGGTGTCACACTGGCTACGCCAGTACACAGTGTCATTTCGCTTGTAGGCATATGCCCTGGGTTTGGTCTTACATGTCTTGCACAATGGTCTATTTGCGTATCGCATAGCGTTATTTACGTTCCCTATATAGGCACCGTCAAAACGGTAAATTCTGTCATAAAAACCATACGATTGAATAAATAACTCTAGTATATACGTAACTTGCAAGGAGAATACGAAAAATGGCATTAACATCACCAGGAGTAGAGGTTTCAGTAATAAATGAAAGTTTCTACGTACCATCAGATGCGGGTACTACACCACTATTCATAGTAGCATCTGCACAAGACAAGAACAACGGAGCAGGTGACGGCACAGCGGCAGGTACAACAACCGCAAACGCCAACACAGCATACTTGATCTCGTCACAGAGAGAATTAACAGAGACTTTTGGAGATCCAAAATTCTACACAGACACATCAGGAAGTTCATTACATGGGTATGAATTGAACGAATGGGGTCTACAAGCGGCTTACAGTTTCCTAGGAGTTGCCAACAGAGCATACGTCCTAAGAGCAAATGTAAACACAGCAGAATTGATCGGAAGTGCTTCTGCACCGACGGCGGTACCAACAGATGGCACATACTGGTTTGACCTTGCATCAAGCAGTTATGGTTTATTTGAGTGGTCAAAAACAGATCAGAAATTCACAGCAATAACTCCAATACTAGTGAACGACACTGGTGACCAAGTGGGCAACGTTGCCACTGGTGTTCCAGAAACATATCTAGGCACAACAGGTGATTATGCCATTGTGACAACAAAGAACAACAACAAGACATACAAGAAGACATCAAGCGGTACTTGGGTACAACTGGGATCAGCGGACTGGCACACTTCGTTGCCAATCATCACAGTGAACTCAGGCACAACAGTGACAAGTGGTAACACTTTCAGCATGAACGGCATCACAATCACTCCAGGTGGAATAAACTTATCAGATGTTGCCACAGCGATCGGATCAAACGTTACCAACGTTTCAGCAAGTGTGAACAGTGTTACAGGAAACCTAGAGATCTTCCACAACGGTAGAGCACTGGGTGATTCATCCGCGGGTGCAAACACAATCAGATTCGAAGAAGGAAACGGTGTATTGGCAGAATTATCAATTACAGCAGGCACTTACAATGGTGTGAAATTCTTCCAAGACAAACACACCAACAGACCACTTTGGGATGACGATTCAGCAAGTGAGGACAGACCTAACGGTTCTGTTTGGTTCAAGACAACTAGTGC